GGGCTTCACCATCCTGCGCATGCCGAGCACGCGGCTGTTCTTCAGCGACTTGGTCGGGCGCGGCAGGGTGATCTCCAGCATCGGCTCGTAGCCCACGATGCCGAGCGTGAGCACGGCCATGCCGATCGAGTGCGACACGTGCGCCACTTCGCACAGGATCGGCTCGTCGTGATCGCTCCGGTACTTCGGCTCGATCCGGACCCAGTCGCCGGCCCGGACGTCGTCCCACACGCCGAGAAGCCGGCCGGCAATCTCCTCCAGCTCGCGCTCGTTCGACGTCGAGTTGAAGACGAGCGCGCGCCGTCCTTCGTGCGCGATCTGCCACCACGTCTCGCGCGGGAGCGTGCACGCGAGCGTCTGCGGCCGGCGCTGCACGGACGTCGGCAGGTCCTTCGAAGGCAGGGGAATGCTCATGGGGTTTTCATCCGGTTCTCATGCCTGCGGAGGAGGCGGTTCGATCGGTACGCCGAGCTGTGACGAGTCCTCGGGGTTCTCGGGGACCACCGGCGGCGCCTGCCCGAGCACGTCGCCGGGCAACCAGTCGAAGCACCACTCGTCGCCGCGCACCATCGGCCAGCTCGCGCGCCGCGTGTCGTAGTCGGGGTGCATGCCTTCCACCTGTCCGCCGAGCTGCGGTGACCGGCGCCGGCACTCGCTGTTCGCGATGTCGTAGGCCGCGCACGTGTTGCAGGTGGACTCGGGGAGGTTCGCTCTAGGGTGCATCGTCGGGCTCGCGCTGGTTGTGTTCGGCCTCGCCGGCGATCTGCGGCTTCCACGGCGCCGGCTTCTGGTACTTGTCGTTCGGGTTCTTGGGGGCCCACGTCGCCTCGTTGTCGAGCGATCGCTGGAGCGAGCCACGCATGATGATGTCGGTGGCCAGCAGGCAGCTGCGCTCTCGGAACAGGGCAACGTGGCACAGGTCCGGGTCGATATCCATCAGCTTCGCAAGGTGCGAGTAGACGCGCAGGCGCTCGGCGCGGCGGTCCGTGTGCCGCAGCCAGAACCGGTCCAGGAGGCTGTGCACGCTGCTCCGGAGCTTGCGCAACGGACCGTTGGCCAACGAGCCGAGCGGCTGCCCAGTGGCCTTGTGCGTCCCCACGTGGGCGTCGCACGGCTTGCAGGCGAAGAAGATCCTGCCGTCGAGCCCGGGCCGTTCTCGGTAGGTCCCGCCGCGCGAGCCGTACAGCTCGTGGCCGGTCATGCGCTCCGCCGGGTTGGCGCAGTACGGGCACATGATTGCAGCTCGGAGGCCGAACATCAGCGTCTCCCCCGGTCGTCGTGCCGCTCGCCTTCCGGTGGGAAGATCAGGGCGAGGCACGACGGGCAGAGCGGGATCCCCACGCTCGGGCATTCGGTCGTTACCCCGCACTCGTTGCAGGACGCGAGCCTCACGGCAGCCTCTGTTCGCGGATCCGTTCCAGGGTGGAGCGTTGGAGATCGCTGCACCGGTGGCCGGCGCGCAGCTGCTTCATCAGGCTGTCGACGAAGTTGGCCTCCCACGAGGTGAGGTCTTCGCCGTTCTCGTCCAGGTCGATCAGATCGTCCCACGCGTTGGGGTCGATGCAGGAAGCTGGCATCGTGCGGCGCTCAGCCACCGGAAACCTCGCTCTGCTTCTCCCGAGGATCGGACACGACTCCAACCGACCAAGTGCCGGCGTCGAGGTTGTTTTCCGCGAAACCAACGGCCTCCTCCATGTCTTCGAACGGACCGAAGAACGTGAACCCATCCCACAGGTTGCCGAAGGCGACGATCGCGCGCTGCACCTCGTCGCCATCCTTCGCGTTGTCGAAGCGCGCCTCGCACTCGGTTGGCGGCGACAGCTTCCGTTCCATGCGCCGCCGCTCCTCGGCTTCGATGGAGTCTTCGTGCGGGTCGTTCACTTGGCCTCCGTTTCGATCAGGCTGTCCCAGTCGTCCATGGCGGCCTCGCACTCGCCGCAGGGCGCGTCGTGCATGCCGTCGGCGCTGCTCGTCTTCACGTGCGGGTGACGCGGGCAGCGGCGCGCATCGCCGTCGCAGTTCTCCTCTCGAACGGCGTCCCAGTACTCGAAGTGGTTGGTCATGCCGCCAAGTGGCCGGTCGATCGTGGAACCTGTCGCGGGTTTCATCCTGCGGCCTCCACTCGCGGTCGCGGTGGACAGAGCCGGTGCCGCTTCGAGAAGTCTCCGCAGACGGCGCAGACCTCGTCCACCGAGATCGGCAGACCAAGGTCGACGCGGGCCCCGCAGTGCTCGCACCGGATCGTCGTCAGCCCTGGTTTGCTGTCCGGGTGGGAAGCGTCCAGGCACACCACGTGATCGTTCTTCATCCGGCCCTTCCCTGGGCGCGCGAGAGGCGCCGGCCCACAGTCTGCCTCGTCACGCCGACTTGCCGAGCGATGTCGGCGACCGGCATGCCATCGCGACGCATCTGCACGAGCGTCGACGTGGGCACGCATGGCTCCCTTCCTCTCGATAGCGGCCCGAGCACGGACCGCACCCGGTGGCGCACTTGGTGGTAGGTCAGGCCGACCTGTGCAGCCACCTGCGTCAGGGTCGGCTTCGTCGGCATGCGGAACAGCCTCACGCACTCGGCCACCTTGCCGGGCATCCGCTTCGCCGGCCGGCGGCGCGGCACGCCCATGGCCACCAGCACGCGGTAGACGGCTTCCCTGCCCAGGCCGGGCATCAGCTTCGCGATCTCTGCGCACGTCATGTCTTGGTCGGTGTAGGCGCGAGCGATCGCCTGCTGCGGGAACCGGCCGATCGACTGCTTGCGCGGCGGCAGGCCCAGCGACCGAGCCCGGTAGCCGACCGCGGCGCGGCTGCACCCCCATCGCTTGGCGAGCGAGTCCAGCACTTCGCCGGTCGGCCAGAGCCGGCGCAGCTCGTCGTCGTCGATCGCCACGCGCCTCACGGGGCCGCCTTCGGCATGGTCGCGATCGCCACCTTGGCGCGCTCCTCTGCCAGCCACAGGGTCCCCAGCTCGCGCAGTCGCTTGCGGGCGATGCAGCGGAGCGCCATCGAAGCGCGCGGGAACCTCGTCTCGTTGGTCCGGCGCAGCGAGTCGACGAACACCAAGGCGGCGCCGCGGTCGTTGCTGCCGGCCTTCTTCGCCTCGGCGACGAACAGCTGCTCGTAGTTGCAGATCGTCATGGGAGTGGAACCAGTGTCTGTGCGGCTGGCACGTAGAGGGGGTGGCATGGTGAGAAGGCCGTCGTCATCGGGGGAACTGCCTCACCTTCAGGTCGTCGGGCCACTCGTCCATGTCGCCGCCCTTGCGGTCCTTCAGCCTCACCACGAGGCCGTTGAGCTTGGTGTTGCCGGTCTGGTTGCCGAACATCGTGCCTTGCGGCCACGTCAGCGCCTGCTCGCGTTCGTGCATGGCGGCCTTCGTCGCCGATTCGCCATCACCTGGAGTCAGCGTCGGCACGGAGCCCATCTGCTTCACGAAGCACGGGACGCTGTCCATCTCGCACTGCTGCACGATGGTCCGGATCCACTCCACTCGGCACGGACGAGCCTCCGGTCCGCTTTCGCCTCCGACGATGACCCACTCGATCCGCTCCTTCGAGAAGCGGTGCATCGGGTTCACGAAGTCGGCCTTCTTCGGGATCTGCAACAGATCGTGCAGCCATCTGTGGTTCTTGAGCGGCAGGTAGTTCGGGAACACGTGCTCCAGCAGCGGCTCGCACGAAAGGAACCGGATCTCCGCCGGCACAAAAAGCAGGTGCGGGATCCTCTCCTCCGCGGTTTTCTGGCTCTCGACCGACGTCCCGATCCACACGTGCTTCGGCCAGTGGATCCACCAGTCGCCGGCTTCGGTGAGAGTGTCGTGCGGCACCATGCGCAGGATGTTCTCCGGCCGCTTGGTGAGCAGCTGCCAGTCGAGCCACGTGCACTTCTCGATGAGCGGCCACAGGTCGGCGCGGATCGCATCGAGCCCTGGCGCGTCTTCGAACACGTCGGCGAGCGAGGCGCAGAACACCCGCCGGCGCACTCCGGCCTTCTCGGCGTCGCGGTTCCACTTCAGCACGTCGCGCCACGGGCCCTTGGTGCGCACGCGCGGCGCGCTGCCCCAGCGATCGAGCCCCATGCGCCCTTGCACCAGCGTCTCCGCGTAGCAATGCCGGCATCCCTCGGACACGCGCGAGCACCCCAGCCAGGGGTTCATCGTGAAGTCCGTCCACTGGATCTTCGTGTTCGCGCCCATCAGAAGAACCTCCCGAGGATCTGCTGGCCTCGTTGCGTCGCCCTGTAGCGGCGCAGCAATCCGTCCTGGTCCTCGTCGTCGACCACCGACACGAAGCCGCGCTCGCGCAGCTGCCGCATGACCACGTAGAACCGCCCGTAGGAGATCCCTCGGCCAGTGACGTTCTCGAACCGCTGCACGATCTCGCGCCCTGCCTTGCCAGGGTTCATGCAGACGATCGTGAGCAGCAGGATCTGCGTGCTCGACAGGACGTTGTTGGAGCTGGTCATGCGGCGTTCAGTGGCCGGCTGGCCGTCGGGTCATGTCGCGGGATTTCATCGGCGACCGCGCTTGCGATCGCGCCACGGCTCGCTCTGCCGCTTCGCTTCGCCCATCTCCTTGAACTGCGCGCGCGCCTTCTCGGCCCGACGTTCGTCGTCGAGCAGCTTCAGCTCCCACGCCACGGGCTCCGGGTGGCAGACGCTGCACGCCCAGCGCTTGAGGTCGTCGTCGTAGCGGCCGGTGGGCTCGCCGCACATGAAGCACGGCCCGTTCGGCGTCATGGAGCACCGCCAGGGACCCAAGCGCTCGCCCACGCGATCGCCGCCACCACCACGCCGACGAGCATCGCCAGAGCGGCGGCGAAGGCCACGCCGGCCACCAGCGGGTCGCACTTCGGCTGCACCGCCTTGCATCGGTCGCAGACGAGGTCGTCCCCGACGTGGTTCCAGTCGTGCGACTCGCAGTCGCTCCCGTTCCACCAAGCATGGTTCGTGCTCACGATCCGTCCTCCTCGGCTTCAGGCTTCGCTGGTTTCAACTTCGGCGGCTTCGGATAGCACTGCTCCCCCGGGTGCTCGCTGCGAGGGTCGCCGCAGTTCTCGCAAGGCGGGTCGTCATCCTCCGCAGCCGGCGTTGGCGCGGAAGCGAGGGCGGCCTTCCAAGAATCGCGAAGCTCTCTCAGCACCACGTCACGGTCCTCGCTCCACACAGGGAACCCGTGGAGCGGTGGCGTGACGATGGCGAGCACGTTCTTCACCGCTTCACTCAGCCGCCCCGGCACCGGAGTCGCGGTCTCGGGGGTCCGGGCGCGGGCGATGAGGGCGCGCAGCGCGGCTCGCCTGTCGTCCATAGCTCGCTTGGTGATCTCGTGGTCGTGCGGATGCACCGCCGCCGTGAATGCAGCGACACACTTGGCGAACTCCGTGACGGCCGCCTCCACCATCTCGTCGGTCACCGCGGGCGGGGTCGGGGGTTGGTTGGGGGTGGTCCACCGCAGACGGCTCGCCTCTGCTCGTCGCCACGCCACCCACAGAAAGCCGTTGCCGGTGGTGAGTGCTGCGATGACGAACCACGCTAGGTCGGAGAGTGTCATCGCGCCTCCAGACGCCGCACCCTGTCGTCGAGGCTGCCGATCGCCTGCACGACTGGCCACCAACTGTTGCGGTGGCCGCATTCGATGATCGCAGCGAGCACCGCTGCCGATTGCACCAGTTCGACATGCAGCTTCGCGGCGTGTTCGGTGGCCTTCTCCGTGCTCTCGAAGTGCGCGTGCAGGAACTCGTGCGACGCCTCGCCGATCTCCTCCTGCAAGATCGCGAGCCACACCGGGAACTCGTGGTTCTGCTGGCCCCACTTCGCGTCCTGCTTGCGGCGCTCCTCGCGGATCTCGTCCAGCACCGCGGTGCCCGCCGCGTCGGCTTGCAGCGGCGCGGACTTGTCGAGCTTGGCGAGTTCTTCGTCGATGACAAGTTGCACCGAATCGAGATGCACCCACTGACCAGACGGTTCACTCTGAGCATCGAAAACAAGGCGTGCAGGCATGGCGCGTAACCGCTCCAACACCTCGCGCGTCGCCTCGGGCTTTTGCGGCTGCGTCGCGCTGTTGTTGATGATCTTCGGCGCGGTGAAGTAGACGTGATGGCGAGACACCTCGTCCCACGGGTCGAGCAGCATGTCACCGAACTTGTCGATGGCCTTACACCAGACGCCGTAGTCGGCCGAACTCTTGCCGAGTCGCTTGAGCACGTCTTCGGCGGTGAACTTCACGCCGTCGGCAACACTGAACTCGTGGCGGTCCACCTTGACGACGCCTGGGTTCGGCTGCGACTCGACGACGGGCTTTTGCGGCTGCGGGACCGGGGCGGTGGGCTGCTCGGCTTGCAGAGCGGCAATGCGCTCTCGAACGGTGAACAGGTCGATGTCATGCGCCGCAGCAGCGTTCAGCTTGTAGCTCGACGGGCGCACACGAACGATGCGTTCCTCGACAGCCCGCAGTTCCCGCACCGCCACCGCGTTCGCGTCGGCACGGGCGCGAGCGAGTTCGTCGGCGTCAGGTGCGCAGCCGTAGAGTTTGCGCTGTTCCTGCGCGCAGCCGTCAGCGAAGGCACGAGCATCGACCTTGCCGTTGAGGTTGTGGCACAGGTCGTGCTTCTTCACGATGTCGCGGGCGATCTCCCGCTCGGCGAACAGGCGGCGCGCGAACTGGCACAGGCTATCCACCGCGTCGCGGGCCACATTGCTCAGCGTCGACTTGTACGAGGACACGATCGTGGCTCTGTAGGCGTCGATCCTGGCGTTGACCGCGGCGCGGACTTCGGCCTTCGACTGCGTTTCCTCGTCGGCCGGCTCCACCACCGGTGGCAGCTCGTCGATCGTCAACGTGTCGTTCAGCGCCGGCACGGATCCGTTGGCACCGATCGGCACCCGCCACTTCTTGCCGTCCTGCTGCACGATCAGGTGCGTCACGTGCATGGCTTCGGGGAACGGACCGAGCGTGAGTCTCTTGTTCATGGTCAGTCGCCGTCGGTGTTCAGGTCGAGCGCGTGGTCGGCGATCTGCCAGCGCGGATCTTCGTCGGGGTCGAAGCGCTTGCCGCGCTTGGCGTGCAGCCGTTCGCGCACCTGCTCGCACACCGCCTCGGCCGCGCACTCCGGCAGCCTGCGGATGAACAGCTCCTTGTCGTTCCAGACGATGATGGTGCGGTCGATCTTGGCACCTGCCTTCTTGGTGTTGCTCATGGGGCTTCGGCCATCAGTGCGGCGTAGTTGAACTTCTTCGTGAGCACGTCCCCGATCCACACCGGGTCACCGGCGAAGCCCTGGAACGTGTCGTTGTAGACGAGCGCCTTCTCCTGCACGTTGGCGCGGTTGTTGACGAAGTCGATGCCGAGCGGCGTCGGCGACCACCTGCCCCCCTCGGGGCTCTCTGCGATCAGTCCCCACAGGCGGAGCTTCGCGTAGTCGCCGGATCCTCGGAGGATGTCGACAGACCAATCCTCGTTCGCCTTGAACCAGCGGTCGTCGCGTCGCGAGCGGAACACCAGCTCCATGAGCCATCGGGCCATGCCCGGGGTGATCGACCGCGAGTAGATCTTGCAGTACTGCTCGCAGCACGGGCACCGCACGCCTTCCTTGGTCCGCTTTCCGGCGTTGACGTAGCTGCGGGCCGCGGCTAGCGCGTCGATGTTGGCGCCGCCGAAGCCGGTCGTCTCCGGCGGAAGCCCCCTGTCGCGGCCGGGGAAGGGTTCGTAGGGGACGCTCACTTCGGCGCCCCCATCGACTTCTCGCCGTCGGGCCCGGTCGTCTCCTGCACGTGCATCGCGTGCTCGGTCCAGACCCACGCCGGCGCCGGCTCCAGGAACTGCGGCGACTCGTTCGCCGGCACGGGCTCGAACTCCATCGAGCACAGGCCGATGACGAACACGTCGCGGTCAGGGTGGTAGTTGCAGCCGAGGATCGCTGCGTCAGCCGGCAGAGGCGGCCGAGACGTCGGTAGGCACATCTTGCCCTTCAGCGGCGCCGGCCCGCTCTGCCAGTCGATCCCCGCCTGCAACAGGAACTGGAGGAACGTGTGCGGGATGACCACCAGCTTGAGCCGGCGCTCGGTCCGCGCTTGGTTCACGTGCGCCACCCGGTCCCGGTGCGCTCGCTCCTCCGGCGACAGGCTCGCCTCGGCGTCCGCCGCCTTGGCTGCTGCCTTCGCCGCCGCTTGCATTACCCGGTCCCCCGAGGCCCGGGAGAAGGGCTGGCTCGGCGGTTCGGCGCCTGCGTCGGGGTTGGGATTCTTGCTTGGCTGGCTCGTTTCCATTCGTTGGGGTTCGTTCGGCGTTGGGGGTGAGAACGCCCCGCGCGGCGCGCAGGACGAGGTTGCTGTTCTTGCGTTCGGCGATCAGGAGGAGGGTTCCGCGAGCGTTGCAGATCGCGCGCACGGCCAAGTGCTCCTGGATGAACAGGAGCAGGCGTTCCGCGGTCGTCGCTTCCTCGGCTGGTGTCGTGAGGCCGGCGGAGGCGAACGCGTCGTTGAGCAATGCTCGCACGCGGTTCATCTGCCCGGACACGTCGGCGAGCTGGGTGCGGATGGCGACGACTTCGCCAGGGGAGAGACCGGCGGCGATGGCAAGGTCTACGAGAGATGGGGAGGGGTTCATCGATTGAGGATCCACATGAGCGTCGCGCCGGCCAGGGCGCACAGGACGACGGCGACCCACTTGTCGAGTCGGTAGTCGCGGCTTCGGGTGTGCGCCACGCGGCGCCGGTTCTCCTGGTGCATGACGTCGAGCATGCGGTCCAGGCGCTGGCGGCAGAGACGAACACCGGCGCCCACGCGCGTCTCGTCGTAGCAAGATCCGCCGCAGAGTTCGTCCTCTTGCCGCATCATCCACTTGCGCAAGTCGCGCAGGATCGCGCCCTCGGTGATGGTGTTCGGGTCGTTCATGGTGGCGGTCACAGCCCGGCCGGGAGATCGAGTCCGCCGGCCATCGACTTCAGCCCTTCGTCGTGCGCGGCGCCCTTGTTGTCGGGGTTGTAGGGCTTGCCTCGCAGCTTCTGCCACAGGAGGTCGCGCGCCGCACGAAGGTCGCGCAGCTCGCGCGCTTCGACAGCGGTCCAGCTGCGGGTGCCGAACAGTTCTTCGACCATGGCCGCCTTCGCCGCCTTGTCGACGTTCGACGTCGTGGGCCACTGGCGCGACAGCTCCTCCAGGATCTCCTCCAGGACGATCTGCTTCTGCTTGCGCTCCACGCGCCACGGTTCCGGGCCTTCGAGGCGATCGTCGAACAGACCCTGCGTGCGGGTCGAAGGATCGACGCCCACGTGCTGCCCGCCGAGGTTGAGGAAGTCGACGTGCGGCGCGAAGAAGTCGTACTCGGGGTCGTCGGCGAACTTGCCGTCGATGCGGTCGGAGCGGTCCTTGAGGATCGTCGCGCGGTGCTTGGTGATGTCCTGCCCCTCGGGGCCCACCACCACCAGCCGCTCCATCTCGACGAGCAGGTTGGCTTCGTAGCCGGTCTCGCCCTCGGCCTTCATCTTCGTGCCGGTCTTCACCAGCCGCATCTTGCCGTCCTTGCGTTCCTGCTCCTCGTAGACGTGGCCGGCTCGGCCGCACAGGATCGCGTGAGCGGACGAGTTGATGAACCAGGACATGAACTTGCCCCAGCCGGCGCGGTCGCCCTTGATCTCGTCCCAGTCGTCGAACTCCAGATACTTCTTCTGCTTCGCCTGCTTGTAGCTCTCGCACAGGTCGCGCCAGAAGTGGGTCACGCTGTCGACGATCAGCATGGAGCCGTTGTTCTCGACGAAGGCCATCGCTTCGAGCAGCACGGCGAACGACCGGGTCTTCGACGCCAGGAGCTTGATGCCCATCGCTTCGAGCTTCGGGCGGACCCAGTCCGAGCCGGTTTCGGTGTCGATGAACAGCATCGGCCGCTCGGCCCACTTCTGCACTCGTTGCCGGCCGACCTGGATCAGCCCACCGCCGAGCTTCACGGCGCCGGTGAAGGTCTTGCCAGAACCCTGCCAGCCGAGGAACCCGGCCTTGAGGAATGCCTGCTGATTGCCTGCGTTCACGAACAGCTGTTGGAATCGGGAAGGCGGTGCGGCGGCCGGAGCGGTCTGCTGCGACTGTTGCTCGCCCGAGGATGCGGGATCGGTCATGCGCCGCTAGTGGCCGTGCCGTTCCCGGTTCCTGTCGCGCCGTTTCGCGGATTTCCGTGCAGCAGCTCCCCCGACTCCGCCACGAGCCCGTGTTCCAACATGGCTCTGTAGCACCGCAGCGCTGCGCACACGCTGGCCGACGTCGTCATGCTGGTGTGCCGCAGCACGACTTGGAGATCATCGAGCGCGCGAGCCGTCGCTTGCACGTGGAGCCGGGACGTCCGGCCGTTCGCGTTGGTCATGCGCATGGAGTCTTGCTCCCGTTGGCCGGCGCTGCTCGGAACAGCGGGAGGTCGACGTCGACGTGACCATCCACGATCATCGGCCGCGGTTGCAAGGGGAACAGGCTCAGCAGCATCGCTTCCTCGCCGGCTCTGTCGGCCGCGCGCGTGAACGTGCAGCGCCAGTGGTTCGCCTTGCAGACGATCAGGATCGCGTCGACCAAGGTCGCGGTCTTGTGCTTCGTGGCCACCCGCTCGAACTCGTCGAGGATCCAGTGAGGGTCCCTCCAGATCCCGGGAGCAACGGTCATGGTGACGAACGTCATCCTCACTCTCCTGTCGTCGTGCTGGTGAAGGGGTGCATGGGTCGTGCGGGTCGTCGCCGGCGGGGACGAACCCGCCGGCGGTGTGCTGTGTCGGTCGATGGCTCGCTTCGGTCAGTCGGCCAGCTGCTTCTCGACGTTGTCGGGGACGCGGCGCCCGAGCATCTTGAACGCTGCTCGGATGCGATCGGCTCGTTCGGCGTCGTGCTTGCGCAGCGCCTTCTCGTGTGCTCGTTCGGCGACCACCGCCTTGCGGCGCTCCTTCAGCTCGCCACGCACGATGGCCTCGATCTCGTTCTCGGGAGCACCGTCGGCCTCGGCGATCTCGGCGATCGTCTTGCCGTCGGCCCGGAACATGGCGAGGATCCGCCGGCGGCGCGCGCCGTCGCGGAACTTCAGCGCGTGCGGGTCGGTGCTCTCGGCGCCCGTGAGCCGGGCCCGCAGATCGTTCGCCAGCTGGCCGTCGCCGCGGACGTTCTTCCAGGCGGCGAACCACGCCGGGCAATCCACCGGCACCCCGTCGTCACGCAGCTTGATCAGGGCGGACCCCACCGTGTGGCCAGCCGTCATGGCGAGCCAGCCGTTCGCGCCAAGGAACTGGCGCAGCGTGGTGATGGGGGCGGACATTGGAGTTCAGCTTGGATTTCGGTCAGCCTGTCATGCAGCTTGCGTCGGGATCCCATGTAGCGGGCCCGCACTTCGATCCGGATCGTCTCCGGAGCCCTACGCCAGACGGCGTCGAGCTGGGCGAGTTGTGTGCGGATCGTGGCCACTTCACGCCCACGCATAGCGGTTGTTGCGGTGTCGATCAAGCGCAATGGGTGCGGATTCCGCGCGCTCCATGCGCCGGCCACGCCCACGATCTGCGCCTGGACCCTTCCGACCGCCTCCGGGTCGCCGGCGGCGAGGTGCCGCTGGGCGTTGGTCCGCTTCACGTAGGAGGCGAGATCGCCGCTGCGCGCGGCCGTGCACAGCGCTGCGGCGGCGCTGGAATGCTGGCGGTGCGGGTGATCGATGGCCCACTGGATCAGCCACGCGGCGACGTCGCAACGCCTGTAGCCCAAGCGTGTAACGCGTATCGAAAGGTCCGATCGATATCGGTCGATCGGGCCGATAGCCGCCGCCGGTTTCCTGGCGGTGGCCACCCCGATCGCCGCGAGCCAGTCCGGCGTCACCCGCTCGGAGCCGGCCAGCCGGAGAGTACTCGCGACGGCGGCGCCCGCGGCCCGTTCCCGGTACGCCGGAAGCCGGGTCATCGGCGCGACAGCGCCGCGGTGATGCGCCGGTCGCTCGAATGGTCCACCTCCGGGAAGCCGTAGGAGTACTCCCTCGGATTGTGTACCGGTGGTCGCGGCCGGCGCTTCGTGCAGAACCTTCCACGCTCTCCACGTCCCCGTCTTCGAACGCATCCGACCGTTTGTAGAAACGACCCCGCGCTGCTCCAGCTCCGCCATGGCCTCGGCGATGCGACCGCGCTGCATGCCGCACTGCTTCCCGAGCCACCGGGCAGCGTCGGACCGTCCGCCGGCGATCCGGTGCCCGGCCACGGCGTGCACCCGCTTCGCCGCCGCTGTCACGTCGCTGCGTTCCCACAGGGCGACATCGATCCGCGCCAGCATCGCATCGTCCTTCCAGCAGGGCCGCCACTGGTTCTTGGCGTCGACCGTCACGAGCCCCGCGCGCCACAGTCGGCGCATGGATCCCCCTAGTTGACGGTCCGAAGCTCCGAGTAGCTGCCGGCACACCTGCCGAAGCCGCCTGTAGATCTCGGGCGTCGCCATGCCACGGCGCGGCCGGCGCGCGCCGCCGCACAGCCACGTGAGCACTCCGAGCAGTGGAAGATCGATCGCCAACCGGCAGCTGCGGGACAGCGCTGGCGTGACGCGCGCGACCAAGAACGCTGGTCTGGTCTCGTGCTCGTGCGGGTGGTAGAAGCTCGTGCGCACCATCGCGGTGACGCGCAGGTCGCTCTTGGCGAGCCGATTCTCCTCCTTGGCTGGCGGGGTCGGCTCGCCTCTTGTACGGCCTGGGCGAAGATCGCCGCCCTTACCGACTTGCTTCGATGGCGTCAACGTGGCGCCGCCTCGGATCCGCATCAGATCCGCATCGAAGCCGCCGCGGATCTTAGTTGCGGCCGCACTTTTTGCGCGACCTGTTGTGGTGGTCGCGGCGAGCCGTTCTGCCCGTGGTGGTGTCACGAAGTGCTGTCCGGGCGGGAGGAATGTTTCGCGACCGGCTAGGATTCCGCGGCCGAGCACACCGCCGGCAACCCCGGACCACGAGCGTTCCCCCATGGCTTCGACCCTTCCATTCAGCCTCGGCGAGGACATCGCCCGCGGCAACGTCGACTTCGACACCGACAGCTTCAAGATGATGCTGCTCACGGCGACCTACACGCCGAGCCAAGCACACGACCGGCGCGACGACCTCACCAACGAGGTGAGCGGCACCGGCTACTCCGCCGGCGGCCTCGCCTGCGTGGTGGGCAGCGTCTCGCGAGCGAGCGGCGTGACGTCGGTCAACTTCAACGACGTCGTCTGGTCCGCGCCGGTGAACGGCTTCACCGCCCGCTACGGCGTCATCTACAAGGCCCGCGGCGGCGCCGCGAGTGCCGATGAGATCGTCGCCACCGTCGACTTCGGCTCCGGCGTCGCGGCGAACGGCACCAGCTACACGGTCGACCTGACCAGCGCCCTCACCATCACGGTGCCCTGATGGCGTGGTCCTTGCCAGACGTTGGGGAAGGTCTCAACGACGTCCAAAGCGCGTGCTTCCAGGAGTACATGGATGCGCTCGTCGACGGGATCTCTGGCAAGAACTGCGTGCTGTCCGGGTGCGGGTGCACACCGCAGGGCTCGCCCGACATGACGGTGGCAGTCGCCGCCGGTGAGGTGCTGAGCAACGGCGCGCTGTTCTCGGTGAGCAGCGGCAACGTGACGATCGGCGCGGCCGATGGCACGAATCCGCGCTTCGACCTGATCGTGGCCAACAGCAGCGGCACGAAGGCAGTTCGCGCCGGCACTGCGTCGGCGACGCCGAAGCCTCCGGCCCGCACGGCGAACGACGTGCTGCTCGCGGTGGTCTACGTTCCCGCGAGCGACACCACGATCGCCGGCAACCAGATCGTCGATCTGCGCGCGATGCGCGAGTACCTTATCCATCTGCCGAAGTCGAACGACGGCGCCGCGCTCGGTAGCACGTCGGTCCAGTGGGCGGACTTGTTCCTCGCGACCGGCGGCGTGGTGAACTGGAACAACGGCAATGCCACCATCACGCACTCCGCAGGCATCCTGACGGTCGCCGGCGCGACGTTCGTTCTGAAGGCCGGTGGCACGTCCAGCGCCCCGTTCAAGTTCGACCCGTCGGGCTCGCTGATGACGACGCCAGACGACGGCTGCATGGAGATGGACGCCGACGCGCTCTATGCGTGCACGGACGCAGGCAACCGCGGCAACATCCCTATCGAGCACATCCTGCGCGCCGACGCCACGCGCACGTTCACAAGCAACACGAACGTCCAAGCGATCTTCACGAACCCGACGAACGGCCGCATCACGCTTGAGACCGGGACCTACCTGTTCGACTGCCTGATCTCGATCGACACCATGAACGCTGCGAGCGGCAACGGTGTCTTCAGCCTTGCCGGCACTGCGACGATCGCCGCAGTGCTCTATCAGCAGCTCGGCATGGACGCAGCGCTCGACACGATCACAGCTATTTCCGGCCTGTCGCTCACAGGAGCTGCCTCCGCCGGCGCCAACATGGTCACGGCTGCCGTGTCGACAGTCCTCACGTTCGCTGTTTGCGGAGGCACGTTCGAAGTGACCGCCGCCGGCACGCTCATCCCGAGCTTCAAGATGCAGACAGGCAACGCCGCAGTCGTGAAGATCGGCAGCTACTTCAAGTGCCGCCGCATCGGATCCACGTCGCTCGTGAGCATCGGGCAATGGGACTGAGCAGTGACCAACAGGTTCTATCTCGTGCCAGCGGAGACGATCCCGGTGGGCCAGATCCACGCCGGCGGCCTGCGCCCCGCCTACGTGAACGATCTCGTGCCGCGTCCGATCTACCGGTGCATGGACTACGGGATGGAGCCGGTGTTCCTTCTCGCAGCAGACGTCACGCCGGCGCAGCACGCGACACTCGCCGCACAGTCGCCTATCACGGTCGTCCCTAACGCGCTCGCCGGGAACGTCGGCGACGACCTCGCCGCGGTGGAGGCGGCAATCGAGTCTTGGAACATCCCGGCGCACTGGGTCACTGCGGGCATGACCTACCGCATGGTTCTCAAAGGCGTGGCCACGATCTTCCAGTTTGCCCAGCGGCTGCATGGGATGTTCGGGGTTCGCGCGTTCCCTCCTGGCATCACGCTATCGACGACGGTTGGGCAGCTCACTCAGGCGCAGCGCGACAAGCTCGCGGCGGTCAGCGACTCGTTCGGGTGGGACCGAAGCGGCGTGACTGGCGCGACGACGATGCGCCAGCTGCTTCGAGGTGCCGCGCGGCAATGGAACGCCGGAGTGTTCTTCGCTGGTGAGGTGTTCTAGTGGCCGTCCTCGACACGTTCACTGGCAGCGACGGCACGCAGCTGACGACGCATGACGCAAACTGGGTCATGGCGATGGGCGGCAGCTCGACCCTCGTTCTTCGCAGCAATCAGGTTGGCTCTGGCACCGGGCACGGAGAGGGAGACTACTTCGCTGCGTGGACCGGACTCGGAACGCTTGCCGACCAGGAATCGATAATCACGGTCGGAGGGAACTCGTCGGCTTGGATCGGTCCGTGCGTTCGAGTTGGCGGAGCGTCGTCCGGGAATGCCTACCACGCGAACTGCGGTGGCGCAGACGATTCCACCAACTTCTGTTACTTCGGGAAGTGGGTCAGCAACGCTTACACGAACCTTAGCCAAGCGGCTATGAGCTTCGACACCGGGGCGAAGCTGAAGATGACAGCGGTCGGCACGACAATCAGTGTCTACACAGACACCGGGAGCGGATGGGTTCTATGGGACACGCAGACTGACTCCTCGCACTCCAGCGGGTACCCAGGCATCGCCGGCTATGCCGAGGACGCAGGAACTCGCGACGACTTCGAAGCCAGCGATCTCGCGAGCGACGTGGAGGAGACGCCCGGTCTCGTGATCGGGCGAGGCCGGTTCGGCGAAGCCCTGATGGGCAGCGTCGCCGGCACCCCGATCTTCGCGCAGACGGCTCTGCCCGGCATGACCATGGCGGCGCCAGCCGGCGCCGCGCTCGCCGGCGCGCTCGCGTCCGGGTCGCTTCCGAACATCACGCTGGCCGCGCCCGCTGGGACGCTGCTTGCAGGCGCGCTCGCAACCGGGTCGATCCCTGGTGTGACCCTCGCGGCGCCGGCCGGCGTGGTGGTTCCAGCGGTGGCCGTGTCGCTCCCCGGGCTCACGCTCGCGGCGCCCGCCGGCACGGCTCTGGCCGGAGCACTCGCCTCCGGGTCTCTGCCCGGCGTGACCCTGGCGGCCCCGGCCGGAACCGCCGCCGCCGGCACCAGCGAGCCAGTGGCCTCGGGAGCGCTCCCAGGCGCCACGCTCGCGGCGGTCACCGGCACCGCCTTCGCCGAGCCGGTCGCCACCGCTTCGTTGCCCGGCCTGACGCTCGCAGCGCCTGCTGGAGCGGCGATCGCCGGCGCCATGGCGACCGGGTCGTTGCCCGGCATGACGCTGGCAGCGCCCGCAGGGACTGGCAAGGCAGGGGGGCTGGCGACCGCTTCGATCCCTGGCGTCACCATGACCGCCCCGAACGGATCGGCAGTCGTGGAGCCGAAGGCGTTCGCCACGATCCCCGGCCTCACGTTCGGAGCGCCCGCCGGCGTCGCCTTCACCGCCGACCCGCGCGCCGTCGGCTCTCTGCCCGGCCTGACGCTTGCCGCTCCGAACGGCACGGCCGCGGTGGAGCCGGTCGCATTCGGTGCGCTGCCCGGCCTGACGCTCGCGGCGCCGGCAGGATCCGCCGCGGTGAACCCGCTGGCCTCCGGCGCGCTCCCGAACATCATCCTGTTCGGACCCTCGGGCACGGCCTTCGTCGAAGTGATCTCGATCGCGTTCGGCGATCTGGCCGGCATGTCGATGCAGGCGCCCGGAGGCCGGGTCCTGCTCGGCGAGCGCGACGCGCCGACGTTGGTCGGCGGTGGCGTGCCGTCGTCGCGTGTGCAGGCGCCGCGCGATCGCACGCAGCACCAGGATCCGGGATCCCGCGCACAGGGTGAGATCGACCGGACGCAGCACTACCCGAGCTGACCGGTCACTTCGCCGGCGGCGGTGCAGCAGGTGGCTTGTCCTTCGTCACGTCGCGCGTGAGCCACTGGATCGACAGGTTGGTGGCGCGCAGCAGGAACGTGTCCAGGCTCACAGGGACCGTCTCCGATGCGGCGATGTCGCTGCGCAACGAAGCGATCTGGGTCAGGGCGAGTTCCTTGTCGGCGTCGCTGAGCTTCTTCGCGACCCATGCCACGCTGACGCCCGTCTCGATCAGGGCGACCGCGGTGAGCGCTGTGGCGCGCTCCTCCGGCGTGGTAGTTCGCGGCGCGGTCGAGCACGAGGCCAGGAACTGCATCGAGACCATGGCGAGCACGAACACGAGGGACGCCACGAACGCGAGCGAGCAGGTTCGGAGTGTTTCCATGCGCCGGATGGTAGCGCCGGCGCCGGCGACCGCCGCCTGCCCTACGCCAGATCCGACAGCAGATCGCTGTGCATCGAGTCCATGCGGCGCTTCACTTCGCTCTCGATGATCGCCCGCACGATGCCGCTGACCTCGGCCTTGATCTTGTCGCCGGCCTTGTTGACCTTCTCCTTCCACGCGGCCATCAGCTTGCCGCCGTCGTTGCGCCCGGAGAGCTTGGCCATGGCGATCTGCAAGCCCTCGATGATCAGCTTCTGCGCCGTCGCGAGTTCGTCCTTGTCGATGCGGTGCGCGATCGCGGCGAGGTAGCCACCAACCTCCTCCAGTGCGGCCGGGCTCTGCGGTTGCTCCTTCTCCTGCTCCTGGCCGGCGGCGACGGCCGGATCGGTCTTGTCGGGAGCGGCGGGAGCGGCGGCGGGATTCTTGGGCGTTGGGTTGGTCATGGCGCCCGGCATCCTACGGCGGCGCGAAGTTCGCGTCGATGTACTCGAACAGCTCCTGCACCGTGGTCCCGCTGAATCCATCCAGCGACCCAGTGAAGGGATCCGTCGCCACGAGCACGTTCACGGCAGGGATCCCCTCCGTGGCAATGATCGTGATCAGCTGCGACACGCTCAGGGCGACGGGGGCGCCAGTGCCGGATCCGTCCGCGCGCCCGATGACGACCGGCGCGGTGAGGTTCGCCATCTTGGCCAGGGTCACGCCGCCGTCGGCGATGCGGATCGAGCCGGACCCGCTGAACTCCAGGCCGCCGGTGAGCGAGATCGACTCGATGGCGCCAGTGCCAGCCGTGTCCCGGCCAACCAGCCGATCGGTCGCGAGGGAGATCAGATCCTGCTTGCCGGCCAGAGACGACGCGATCGAAGCGGTGAGCAGCGCGAACAGCGCATCGACCTCGCCGAGGCGCACGAGGTGCAGCGGATGCGAGGCGGCCACCATGGACACCGGGGGCCGCATGAAAGGCCACTCCGACTGGTCGGTGATCGGGTGGACGCGAAGCTCGGATGGGATCGCGAGCATGTTAGACCCAGGCGCTGCCGCTCCACCGCTGGCGGGCGCTTGCGTTCACCACCCAGAACTCCATGCCCGTGTAGACGGTCTTGAAGGTCCACCCGCCATTGATCCAGGCGGCCAGCTTGCCAGCCTGCCCTGACCACGCGCCGGTCGGCGACGTCGCCACGAAGTACAGGTCGCCTTCCGCAGGCGAGCCCGGCGGCGCTGCGAGCGTCGTGTTGATGATGACCTGTCGAGCCAGCACCTCGAACCAGCGCATGGCGAAGTTGATCGTCGCGTACGCCAGCGGGTCGTTGGGGACGACTTCTTCGAGGCCGAAGATCGGAGTGGTGGTCATGGAACCGTCCAGCTGATGGTGGTCGGCGGAGAGTACTCGAACATGCCCTGTTGCTCGATGGTGATCGTCGCCGTGTTGCCGCTCGCGAAGCTCGCCGCCGTCTGCTGCGCAAGCGAGAAGCGGAACCAAGGGTCGATGAACAGGGCGCCGACGATCGGATCTCCGACGTGCGTCTGGTAGACGATCGTGCCGTTCTTCTTCACCGTCACCCGGTAGCGCTCATAGTGCTCCCACAGCGGGTGAGGCGGTGCGATGTCCCAGAACGAACGCGAGCGCCGGGTCCACCTGACGACGATGTCGCCGACCAGCCAGATCCCGGGGTTGTAGGCGACCAACGGGTAGGGGGCCGCATCGGCGCCGAGCTGGAACGTGTCGCCCTGGATCAGGTGCACCGGCGAGAACGGCCGCCGCGCGCGCCCGGTCACGGTCCTCGTCACGGCGGGGAAGGCCGACACCACGCCGCCGATCGGCACGACCTTGTACTGAATCGGCAGGCCGACGAACATCGCTCCGCCGCCGCTGTTGTTCAGCTCCCAATCGTCCCACAGCCCATTGTCCGGCTCGCCGCCAGATCCTGGAGATGGGTTCGCGAGCCCGCGCAGGAACACGACTCGCGTGCCTCCGAGGTGCGCGATGATCTCCTCCTCCGTGTTGCGCATGCCGCGCAGCAGCCCCTTGAGGGTGAAGGTGCCGTCGACGTTCGCCACCGCTTGCTGGAAGGCGACGATCTCGTTGCCGAGCGCGATCCAGTTGTGCCCTTGCCGGATCTCGTCCAGCGTCGCGGTGGTCGGGACTCCGTACTGCATGTCGACGATCAGCTCGACGGACCAGTCCCACGTCGAAGTCGGGAGCGTCGTCAGGGCGATGTCGACGGTCAGGAAGCCGATCGGCGTCGGCTGGGTGATGACGCCGCGCAAGCTCCACTGCATGCCGTCCTGGCTCGTGTAGGCGAGTGCGCCGTGCCACGTGCCTCCGAAGGTTGGGCATGCCGCCCACATGAGCCCGCGCTTCAGACCCCGCGACGGGAAGCCACCGGTCGGCACGTCGAGCACTTCGAACACCAACGGCTCGACGCTCACCGTCGGCCGGTAGATCGGCCAGTTGAACTGCGCCGGCGAACCGAGCGCCGGGAACCTGTCGAAGACTCCGACGAGCTGGCAGTTGACGAGGTGGTTGGTGAGCCGGCGGGTGTTCTGGATCCGGAACCGCCAGAAGTTGGCGAAGTCGTACTCGATCTTCGCCCAGAGCACCGTGTCGTTGCTCGGGTCGAAGTCGATCGCTCCCGTGGTGTAGCTCACGGAGTTGGCGCTCGTCGTGAGCCCGCTCGGCAGCCCCACGAAGACGCCGGCGCCGTCGTCGACGAGGCGGCAGTTGCCTCGGATGGCCAGCATGATCTCGATGGTGACCGAGAACAGCTCAAGCGGCCGGATCTCCGTCTGGTGGTCGATGTGGTCGCCGACGAGCGTGGCCTCCTCCTTCGCGCGCTGGAGCGCCGTGAAGGTGACCCGGTCGTTGGGAGCCACGTAGCAGCGCGACGGCGGCAGCACGATCTCGCCTTGGTCGCGGGCCGCCACCGACTCCAGGAACAGGCGGCGCGCGATCTCGTCGGCCTCCCACGGGTAGAGCACGACCGGGTCGCAGTCGAGCACGGCGTGATCCGTCGGCTCTTGCCCAGGAGATTCGGCGCGCACGATCGCCTCCTTGCGGGAGTACTCGGCGAACGGCGACCGGTAGAACAGCGACAGGCGCCGCGGCAGCAGCCGGTCAGGGGAGCGGCGGTAGGTGAAGGGCTGCTCGGGTGCGTTGTCCCGGCCGATGTAGGCGCCGAAGTCGTCCTCGCCGAGCTGCAACCGGTCCGCGGTGTCCGCGGTGAAGAACCGGAACTTCGGACCGATCTCCTGCTGCTCGATGCCATAGGCAATCGCGAGCGGTTGGAGCGCCGACGACGTCGGCTGCGGGCCGCGGCGCGAGAACCCGTGCAGCGGCTTCTTCGGCAGCGCCGACACGTCGCAGCGGGTGGTGTCCCCGTCGAACGCCTCGGCCACGAGATCCTTCAGAGGCTCGTGCGTGCTGTGGAAGTCATTGATCCGCACCACGGCCGACATCGCAGCGACGCGGTCTCCGAAGTTGCTGAGGTTGTAGTTGAAGACGTTGGTGCGAGCGATGCCGCGGTAGCCGTGCGCATTGCCGGCGCCGTAGACGCCAGAGAGGATCGGGTCGGGTCCGTCCGTCTCGTTGCCTTCGAACGAGTCGATGAGCTGGCCGGGAGAGTCTTCGCGGAACCCGAACGGCAGCTTGAACAGGATCGAGCCCGTGTTGGTCGCGGTGACCGTCGTCGGGGCGGTCGCAGTGCCGCCGTCGACGCGCTTGATCTGGAAGCCCTGGCGCGTGCCGAAGCTCGATGTCAGCAGCGCATGGATGTAGTACTCCCCGTTCGCTCCAGCGGGCGTGTGGCCGGCGAGCGTGATCAGCCTGCCCGGCGTCCACCACGGCCGCGGGTCCACCATGTATTTGCTCGAACTCGAAGCGTCCGGCCCCACGAAGCCGACGTGGATGAACAGACCTTGCGATCCTCCGGAGGCGGCGAAGAACAGCGCAAGGTCGTCCGCCACGCCGAAGTCGATCCGCTGAAGCGCCATCGGCGTCTCCGAGGTTCCTCCGGAAGCGGAGGCCGCGAGCGTCTGGCCTTCGAGCTTGCGCAGCGTGATCTGCTCGACGGCCGCGCCGGTCGCCGCGCCCGTCAGCGACAGCACGCGGAACAGCCCGTTGTTGGTGGGGGCTCCGCCGATCGTCGCAGTGACTCCCGTCACCCGGACCACCGTGCCGACCTCAAACAGCGGGATGAAGCCCGGCACGTTCTTGTCGGTCGACGTGAGGGCCATGTCGTTCGTGCTGGCCGAGATCGAGACTCGGTAGTCGGACCAGATCGCGTTGTTAGGGTCGTTCTCCCAGAACGCTTTCTGGTCGGCAAACACGCGCTGCAACATGCCGATGCGGCTGTGGCACCACGCGATCCCGATGTCGGCGAGGCGGCGAGTCTGCGTCGCGCCCGAGTTCTTCTTTGTGCTCGGCCGGTTGTTGTCCACCTCGAAGTTCTCGAAGAACAGCACGTGCCCGCCGACGAGCGCTTCCCTGCCCCACGCGTTCGAGCTTGGCGCCCCGTCGTCGCCTGTCATCTGGTCGATGCCAGCGATGTTGGTGGGGTTGCGAGGCTCGTCGACGCCAAACAGCTTCGGGTAGATGTACTTGCTGTCGAGATACGCGGTGCCGATGGACAGCGCTGCGGTGGCCGCGCCGATCAGCAGCATGGTCCCGAACGAGCTGGCGTTCGCCATCAAGGCAGCGCCGGCGACTCCGACTAGGACCGTAGCCATGAGACGGGGATCCTAGCTCGTCGACCGCAGGCCGCGCATCAGCCAGACGCTTTCGACCCAGTCCTCGGTGAGCGACGTGAGCCTCCACTTCTCCTCGATCGTCGCCGCCATGCGGTCCGGGCCCATGTAGGCGACGTGCACCGCCCGGAACGACAGGCCACCCCCTGGCTTCACGACGAGCGGCCCGCGGCCCACCAGCACGCGCCCCACGCTGCACCACTCGGCCCATGGTCGTTCGTCCGCCCGATCGCGCAGCGCGCGCTTGAGCACGGCCGGGTCCGGCTGCTCGGGGTAGTCGGTGAAGTCGTCGCACGGCATCCCGAGCGCCCACATTGCTGCGAAGGCGGGACCCACGCAGTCCATGCGCCCGAGCGACCCAGGGCCCGGCGGCACGCGCCCGTGATGGTGCCGCACCGTGCGGCGGAAGCTGGCGACCCGCTCCCAGAAGTCCAGGTCGGTCGGCTCAGTTGACCGTGCCACGCGCGAGGATCAGATCCTTCGAAGACCTGGAGAACTGGTTGCCGCGGTGGTTCGGGAGGTTGCTGTGGACGTTCTTGCAGACGACCGCCGTGCCGTCGCAGCCCTTGCGGAGCTTGCCTGTGTCGCCCACCACCACGTTCCGGCGAGGCGCCACGCCGAGCTGCACTACGCCCGCGGCGGTGTTGCTGTAGACGCGCTGCTGCGTGCCGGCGTTGTTGCCGGTCAGCCAGAGCACGCGGCCGAGCGCGTAGATGTTGGCGGTCGCCGTGAGACCGGTGCACGTGAACTCCAGCTGCGGGTCGGTGCTCGACACAGCGGTCACGGTGATCGTCTGCTCGGTCACGAGCGCGCCGCAGCGCGCGTCCCCGAGCACGGCATCGCACAGGTTGTGATGCGACGGCCCGAAGTTCTGGCGCAGCTGCCTCGCGAGCGTGAGCAGCGCCGCGGTCCACAGGACTCCGTTGTGGTCGATGTCCTCGACGTAGAAGTGAGTCTCGGTGAGCAGCTTCGCGCGCCGGCGGTCGATCCGGTACTCGATGACGAGCGCGTCGGCGTACTTGCCCGAGTCGATGTCGGCCGCGGTGATCTGCCGCGGGCCGCTCCCGCAGACGCCGCGGAACTCGGTGTCGCCAGCGCTCATGCCGGCCGATGCCTCGGCGTCGCGGTGGTCCCCAGGCTCCGGGTAGAACAGCTCGCCTCGGAAGTCGGTGATCGTGTCGGCGCTCGTGAAGCGCCGGATCCCGCCGTCCCGCCGCATCACCTTGTAGCACAGCGTGTGCCAGTGCTGCCGCATATGCAGCGTCGACAGGATGTAGCTCGACTTGGCTGATGGGTGCATCAGCGCCCCGACGGGCGATTGGCCAGCTTCTCCTCCAGCACGGCCTTCTCGGCGATGATCGTCTGGGTCGTCTCCATCAGCTTCTGCTTCTCCTCGTCGGCGATCTTCAGCCGCTCGCCCTTCTTCGCATTCTCGGTGTGGGACCGCTTCAGCTCGGCGCCCAGCGCCATGACGCCGGCGATCAGGGTCCCGGCGAAGCCGACGTTCCGGTCGAGCACCGCGAGGATGATGGCACCGCTCAGCATCACGGAGGCGAGTGCTACAAGGGCGGTGGTCCGGTTCACAGGTCAGCCGACGACGATCGTGGAGCCACCAACGTAGCCACTCGACCACGGGGTGAACACCACCGACACCGCGGACTTGCGCGAGATGGCAGCGCCGGCGGCCCCGCCGGCCTGCCCGCTGCCAGCATCGTTCAGCGTCCGCCCAGCCGATCCAGCATTCGGGACCCACCCGCCGCCATAGCCGCCACCGTCGCCACCACGCCCGCCGACGTTCGCTCCGACAGTGCTGCCGACCCCGTAGCTGCCACCATGCAGCACCGTGCCCATGGAGCCAGCCTGTGCCCCTGTGCCGCCGGCAGCGCCGCCCTTGCCGCCCTTGGCCACCCCGCCGCGCCAGATGTTCGCCCCCGCGCCGCCGCCCCCGCCGCCGCCGTTCAGGCCGGGCGTGCTGATCTGGCCGTCGCCGCCACCGCCGCCTCCGCAGCCGCCGGCGATCCGCCCGAGGTTGCTGATGACGATCGAGAACCCAGCCCGGAGCGCGATGCCGCCGGCCGACCCAGCGACAGCTGACGAGCCCGTGCCTCCGGTGCCGCCCTTGCCTCCGCTTCCAGGCCACCCGTGGATCCCGCCGCTGTCGGGAATCCGCAAGAACAGCGCGCTCGAAGCGTGCCAGTTGACGCCGCCGATCGCCGTGTCGCCGCCGGTGTCGAAGGACGGCAGCAGATCGGTCTGCGCGCCGATGATGACGTCCGGCGCCAGCGTCACGATGACGAGCGCTCCCATCGTGCCGTCGTAGCCACGCGCCACCACCTGCTCCAGGATGTTGTAGTGGTTCACCATGCCGTCCACCGACAGCTCGGCTCGGAAGCCGTCGGGGAACGTGATCCCGCTCGACACGTTCGCGAAGTCGGTCCGGTGCATGACCCAGTAGCCGGCCCTCGTCACGTCGTCGTAGCCGATCAGCGTGAAGCCGCAGCTCTTGCCAGCGGTGATCGCGCGCGAGCTGAAGAAGCCTCCCGACGTCCCGACGTTGACCGTGATGGTCTGCGCCCCAACGTTGTGCACGTGGATCTGGTGCCCGAGCGGAAGCATCGGCCGCCCCACGGTCGACTGCGCATAGGGCAGAGCGAACGTTGCCGGCGACGACAGGTTGGCGCCGAAGTGCCGGTAGGAGAACGGCAGCGGCGACGGCGTGGCGTTGGTGACGACCTTCCAGCCGCCTTCGCGCACCAGACTCCTCGGTGTCTCAAGAAGCGGCATGGGCTATCCGTAGAGGGTTGCGAACCACTCGACCGTCGAGCCGTTGTCCCGCACGATCATCTCAGCCACGCACGACGAGCTGCCGGCCGCGCCGAGCGTGAACATCGTCGCCCCGGTCAGCGTGTCCTTCACCGCGATCGTGAAGGCCGAGATGTTGTAGAGGTAGAGATGCGGCCCGCCGGCGGAGTAGACCGTGGCCGGATCGTCCACCTGCACCGTCAAGCTGCCGACGGTCGGGTTGAGCATCCAGTGCTTGCGCACGGCCTTCGAGATCAGTGGCGCACCAGCGGACCACGTCACCGTCTCGCAGCCGCCAGGGTCGTCGTTCTCGGGGATGAAGCGGTCGTGCTCCAGCAGCTCGAACTCGATCGACGGCACCGTGTCGCTGGTCCACGATTCGGCGATGCGCTCCAGGTTGCGGTCCGTCTCGTCGGTGAACGCGCACGGCCAAAGGTAGTAGCCGCCCCACGTGACCACGCCGGCGGCGAGCGGCGCCGCGAACACGAACTCGCGCTTGATCAGGTCGAACGAGAACGCGCCCGCGTCGACGCCGTCGAGCGCCACCTTGCTGTTCAGCACCGTCGCCGCGGTGAGGCCGAACTTCGCCGCGAGCCGTGCGTCGGTGATCGACTGCATCGGCACCATGCGGTCGTCGAGCCCGATGCGCTGGATCAGCTCGTCGGGGACCGAGTTGTAGGAGCGCCGGATCGGGAACCGAGTCTTCACGCCGTCGGCTTCGCCGAGCAGCTGGTCGGTCATGTTCCACGCGCCCTTCGGGTTGGTCGGGTTGGTGGAGAACTCGGTCAGGTCGGGGAACATCCAGCCGTAGAAGGCGCCGTGCCTCGCGCGCGCGAAGCCGATGAACTCGTCGGCTCGCATCGACTTGAACAGCCCCTTGTTTGCGACCCAGCTGCGCATCGGCAGCTCGCGGTTGCGGACCACCTCGCGCCCGCGCCCGCCGGGGAGCCTGACGACCGTGTTCGCGAAGTTGTAGCGAGCCGTGAATCCTCGCGCGTACTCCGGCGGGAACCTGACAAGGTCGACTGCCATGCGCCCGGGATGCTATCAGCCGTCGCTTTCGTAGGTCACTGCGCCACCGCATTCCGGGCACCGGACCCGAGGCGCGCAGCAGGGTGCAGCGAGCGAGAACGTGAACCCGCACACGTCGCACTTGACCCAGCCTCCGAAGTGCCCGAGCGGACAGTCGCACCCGATCTTGACGCAGTCGGAGCAGCGCGGCTTCGCGTCGAGCACGTGGTGGTCTACCTGCCGCGGACGGCACCTGCGTAGCGCCCGCGCATCCGGTCCATCTGCGCCACGGTCTGAAGGATCGTCGGCCGCGCCCGCGCGATCTCGTTGGCGGTCTGGATGTGGGGCAGGTTGACGATCGTCGTGCCACCCATGCCGCCGGAGACCGCGATGCCCATCTCGCCGAACTGGTTTCGCTGGAGAGGCATGATGACTTCGGGCTTCGCACCACCGCCCTCGCCGACGCCGATCGAGCGGTCGCCGTAGTTGACCACGCCCCACTTGTCGACGAACACCCCGGAGGCCGCGCGCTCCTGGATGCCACCGTGGGCCATCCGCGCCTTCCCCATCCACGCGTTTGCGGCCCCCTCGTTGCCACCGCCTGCAAACAGCGCCGTGGCACCCGCGGCCAACGCCTGCCCGAAGACCTGAGCCACGAGCTTCTTGCTCTCCAGGATCAGCAGTTGCTGGATCATCGCCTTCAGGTTGGTCGTGAACGCCCCGGCGCTCATGGCAGCGTCGAAGAACGCAGCGCCCAATTCCTCGCCGATCCCGCCCGCGGTCTCCTGCACCTTCTTGAGCGTGTCGGCGTACTCCTTCGCCTGCTGGTTCCTCCGGAACGCGGCCTCCAGCTCCTTCGCCTGATCCGAGTCCCGGTTGAGGTTCAGGTCCCGCAACGACTTGTTCACTTCGAGCTGGAGCTTCGCCGCGTCGGATTGCTCCTTCGTCGTCGCCAGCAACACCCGCGTCTCGTCGTCGAGCTGCGCGATCGTTTCCACGCGACGCTTCTCGGTCTCAGCGAGCCTGCTCTGCTCCTGCTCCAACTCGCGGATGCCGACAGCGAGATCCTTGGCGCTGTCCGTCAGGAAGCCGTGGATCTGGTCGAGCTGCCGCGCCGCGTCGATCGTCTGCTGGTTTACCGCCTCCTCGGCAGGCTCGAACGGCCGCCCGATCTTCTCCTGGTTGGCGCGGATCGCGGCATTGGCGGCCCGCTCGCGCGCGCCCATCCGTTCCTCGGCTGCGTCCTGCTGCTGCTTGACGTTCAGAAGCTTCAGGTCGCCGAGGTTCCGGCCGACCATCTGCTGGTTGATCGCCTCCAGTTCCTTCTTCTGCTTCTCCAGTTCCTCCGTGATGAGTTTCTCGGCGTTCGCCGCCGACAACCGCACCTCGCCGCCCTCAGTCGCCACGAAGCCGATGCCGCGCAGCTTCTCGGTGAAGTTGAATCCGGTGCGGCCTCGCGTCTCCAGCTCCGTCTGCGCCAAGCCCACGGACCGCACGAGGTCCTGACGACCGAGCGACCCGAGCAGCTTGTTGATCGCCTGCGGACCGAGCAGGGTCGTGTCCCTCTGCGGCACCGCGCCGCGCGCGTCGTCGGCAAGGAGCTTGAAGTCTCGCGCGAACTCCTCGCGGAGCTTCTTGAGGTCGATCGCCTGCCTTTGCAGGGTGTCCAGTCGATCCTGGAGCGGATCCTTGCCGGCGGACGATGCTGCCGCGGCCAGGGTGTCGGGGATCGCCCGCTCCGCTCGCTCCCTGACGCTGAGCACGAAGTCGAAGCTCTTCTGGAACTCGTGCGACTGCTTGGTCGCCTTCTCCATGGCCGTGTCGGCCTTGCCGGCACTGAGCGCCAACTCCAGGAGCGCTCCCGACACGAAGCCGATGGCGATGCCCACCGGGTTGAGCGATCCCATCAGCGCGCGGGCCCCGGACGTCACGAGGCCGAAGCCGCGCGCTGCCCCCTGATTGCCGGTCGCACCGAGCAGCTTCTGCATGAAGCTGGCCGTGCGGTTCGCCGCGGACCCGGCCCGGTCCACTTCCTCGGTGGCCTTCTTGGCCTGGGCGAGGTGCTCGGGGGCGAAGATCCCGGATGGACGGCGGCCGAAGGTGGTCTGCGTCGTCGCAGCCAGCTGCGACATGCGCTTCTCCATCGCCTCGATCTGCACGTTCTGCTTGCCGAGCGAGACGAAGACCTTGTCCGTCTCCTGCGTCAGCTGCTGCTGGGCGATGATCGCACCGCTGGTGTCGATCTTGACGAGGACGCCTTGGACCATGCCGGGACTCTACCCTTCGCCGGTCTTGTTCTCGGCCGCCAGCCGCTTCTTCTCGGCCGCCTCGGTGTCGGCGTGCACCCGCCGGCGGATGTCGCGCAGCTTGCGCGCGAGCGCGACGAACAGGCGGACGTTCGTGCGCCGCTGGTGCGGAGTCTCGTCGCAGAACTGGCTATCGACCCACGCGCAAGCCGATTCCGGCACGTGGTGGTCGTAGTCGCCATCGAGCAACGTGAACCACGCCACCCACTCCCAGAACGACGCCCAGACTCGGTTCAGGGACGAGTCGACCGTCGGCCTGTCGGACCACCCGGGAACGAACTCGCCGGGGGACCGCCTCGCTTGCAGCTCTAGCGCGTCTCGGACGTCGCCGCACTCGTGCTGCCATTCGAGTGCAGCCGCAAGTTTCCCAGGCTGGCCTCGTAGGCGAGCGTCTGCTGCGTCCAATCACCGAGCGCCCGGCTGAGGATCGCCGACTTCAGGTCGGCGAGATCGGGGTCGTGGTAGATCCGGAGGCCCTGCGTCTCCTCGTAGGTCGTGTCCGGCGCCGTGGACCACTTCACGTCCAGCAACACGGTTCGCGCGAAGGCGCGAGCGGCCCACTCGGTATGAAGCTCGGGCGGGATGTCGGCGCCCGGCGGCAGCGCGTGCTCCGACAGGAACACCGCGCGCTCCTTGGTCGTTCGCTCGGCGCCGAGTCGCGCCACAAGGAACTGGTCGCCGCGCAGCGTGATCCAGACGCCGTCGTTGGCGGCGCCGTGGTGGATCCGGTGCGCCTTGAAGATGTCGACCGGCTTCGGTCGGGGAGGCGCCTCGGTCGGGATCGGGGCGGGGACTGCGTTGGCGTCGTGGGTCATGGGTGCCCACGAGCCTACCGTCCCGACTACGAGTTGGCGAATCGGTAGATCTCGACGCAGCGATCGCTGTCGCCGGCGGCAGCCGCGGCGATCTGCCGGAACGCCTTCACGGTGAAGTTCAGGGACATCACCTGCCGGCGCCCGCCTGCGTTCACCCGCGCCACCGTGAACTTCCCGCGGGGCACGTGGATCAGGTAGCCCTCGCCGTCGTCGTTCACGAGCGCGAGATCGGCCACGCAGTCGTACTCGCCGTCGAACGCCTTGCGCGCGAAGGGAGAGTCGTAGATCCCGGTGCCGGTGAGGTTCAGCAACGGCTCGGTGAACTGGAAGTCCTTCTCGGGCTGAGCGCACATCAGCTGCTCCGAGATCATGCCGTTGCCAAGCTCCAGATTGATCGACTGCGGGCACAGCCGGTAGGTGTCCTGGATGACGCCCGCGTCGCCGGCCACGGCGCTCATCTGCGGGACGTAGATCTGGAGCTTCTTCACCGCATTGATGCCCTGGAAGATCTTGCCGGCGTAGGGCTCCGTGGTCCCTCCGAGCACGGTCGTTTCGCTCGCCGCCTGCGTCTTGGTCAGCTCGCGCATCAGCTCCCACGAGAAGGTCCCCGTGATCGGCTGCGTGCCGGTTCCCTGGAGCTGAAGACGGGTCGGCATGCCGCCGAGGTAGACGCTGTAGTCGGTCACCGGGGCGCCGCCGGTCGCCGTCGATGCGAGGAACGTTCCGCGCGTGCGCGCGACTCGCCGCTCGAACCCGATCGCCTGCTGCGTCGGCGTCAGCGAGTTGGTCAGCCGCTGGCCGCGGATGATCGTCACGTTCTTTCCCACAGCGATGTTCGGCACCGCGCTCGTCGACAGCTTGCCGTCCTGCTTCAGCACGATGTCCGTCGACGTCGCCGACTCCACCGTGTGGATCCCGTCCAGGTAGGCGTTGCCGCTGCCCCAGACGAGGATCTTGTCGCCGACGGCCGGCGTGTTGGTCCACGTCGTCGCAGTCGTCAGCGTGCGCGTCGCGGAGACGTAGGTCACGTTCGCTGCGCCGCTCGACCGCACTGGCGTCACGCCGCCAGCTGGGTTCGCCCACGTGCCCCACAGCAGCGACGCGAGCCAGTCGTCCCACACCTTCGGCTTGAAGGCCACGGCGGTGTCGCCAGCGCCTTCGAAGCCGTTGGTGACTTGGTCCTCGGGCTCGTTGCCGGCGGTGATCTCCGGAGAGTCCACCTTGTTGGGCCCGGCGAACAGCGATTCGGAGATGAAGGGGACCCGCTTCCCGGTCGGAGGCGCGGCCGGGATCTCACCCGGCACCGTCTCGGGCCAGTAGTAGAGGGTGGCTTGGCCAGTCTGAGTCATGGTTTCGTCCTCTCGTACACGAAGGGGATCCTGATGTTGGTCTGGAGCGTAGCAGCCGGGCTCAGGCGCTGCCCGTCGATACTCGCCGGACCGATGCGCACCTGCCGAGTCGTGCAGTTGTGCTCGGCCAGGATGCGCTCCAGCATGGCCAGAGTCGGCACCGCGCCGGCGAGCGGGTTGGTGTGCATCTGCACGAGCGCGCGGGCCGCCACGAACTCGTTGGAGGCGCCGATCTCCATGGCCTCGGCCGCAATGCCGGCGGCGAACCAAGCGCACCAGGGGATCGCCGGGACCACCGTAGGCATCTGGTCCCACTGCGTGAACAGGCCGGCCCATCCCTCGGACACCGAGGCGTTCTGGATCCGCTGCTCCCAGATGTCGCGCACCCCGCGGAACGCCTCGGCGTCGGTGACCGGCGTCAGCTGCGCCCGCAGCTCGCCGGCGGCCGGTTCCTCTTGCACCGTCTCCCACTCGGCCGACACCCGGTAGACCGTCCTGCCCTGCTGGTCGTCGCCGCGGTCGGTGATCGCCCCGCCGTGCATCCTGATGCCGGTGGGCACGCCCGGCAGCGTGCGCTCGCGCAGCGCCTCCGCGGTCCCCGACGTCGCCGCCAGGATCGCGTTCCAGCGGGCCTCGATCGGGAACAGCCACTCCACCTCGATCCTGCCGACTTGGACGATGGTGGGGTTCGAGTCGACGGCGAGGGTCTGGCGGCGCGGCGGCGTGAAGATGACCCGAGCGATCGTCTCGGTTGCGGCGGGGATCGGCGTCGACACGTCCTGCACGAACTGCACGCGGGTCGCGCCGAGCGCCGGCAACACGCTGGCGATCGCCGGCACGATCGCGTCGTGGATCAGGATCAGGTTGCTCGCGGGGACGACCATCAGATCGCCTCCTGCCTCTGAAGCCTGCGCGCGGTTGCCGTCACGGCGTCGGCGACGATGCCGGTCGGAGCCTGCGTCGAGAACCCACCCTTCACGAGCACGCGGCCCTTGCGGCCGATGCGCGGGTCTTTCGAAGGGCCGGGGTCCGGCGGTTGGAACAGCCCGAACTCCAGGATCGCCGCGGCTGGCCCGTTGTTCTGGATGAACATCGGGTCTTCCCAGGCTTTGTCGTTGCCGAGCAGCCGCTGCAAGTCGGCGAGCGGGTCGCCGCCGATCTTGTCCTGCTGCGTCGGCACGCCGACAGAGAAGTGCCAGCGCTTGCGAGTCTCGCCGGTGTCGACCGGGGTCCCCTTCACCAAGTACTCCATCAGCGTGAGCGCGACGACCTTCTTGTCAGCGGTGACGGACGTCGCCACTTCCTGGCGAACATCCTTGTTCAGCTGCTCGCGGTAGATGGTCAGGTTCTCGACGGCCATGGGATCAGGCGGCGAGGCCGACGAAGTACATGTAGGGGCGCGCGCTGTTCAGCGGGTCGCCGTGCTCGAACTTGTGCACCCCGAGGACTCGGTAGGTGATGCCGCCCCAGACCACCGTGTCCGAGATCTGGATCCCAGGCATGCCACCGGATTGCCCGCTCGGAGCGAACGGCAGCGCTTGCGACGAGACGCCGATCCGCGCGGTGGCTTGGGCCCACCAGTCGGGGGCGCCGGATCGAAGCGCGCTCGGGTCGATGGCGATCGCCTGCACGGTGACGGTGACCGGCGGCGCCGCCTCTGTGGAGACCCCGGACGCCCCGCCGGCCACGAGGAACCGGCGCGTCCAGTTGGTGGGGGCGCCGTGCTTCGCCAGCATGCGCTGGGCCTTGTCGAGCGCGCGCTGGAGCTTCACACGGCCCCCGCGACGTCGTCGCCGACGAGCAAGAACGGCCGCGCCGCCATCTCCATGCGCGGCACGATCGAGCGCATCGGAACCCCCATGCCGTAGGTCTGCGACTCCGACAGCCCGCCGGGCAAGCTCTCCGACCATGCCGTGGTGTAGCGCTTGCGGACGTCGTCGTCCTTGTGGTCGATGATCTCCATCGGGTCGATGCCGAACGCCAGCGCGTAGGCGTACCAGAACTGGGCGCGCTTCCAGTCGGGAGGGATGAAGTTGGTGTCGAGCTTCACCTGCGTCCGGTTGTCCGCCGCCCCGCGCCGCGGCCATTCCAGCGACTGCGTCGTGCTGATCCGCAGACCCTGGAGCGCGTCGGTGTAGATCATGTCGATGCCGTCGCGGGCCGACTTGCGCAGCCAGACCTGGATCTGCTCCTCGGTCGCGCCGCTGATCTCGGTGGGGTTCCCGATCCGCCGCGCCATCTCGCGGAACTCGGCGACGGTGATGTAGCTCTCGGCGTCCGACTTCGCCGTGCCGTCCTCGACCACCAGCTCGATGAAGACCGGCTCCTCGGTGTCGGTGCCTTCGGTGTCGACCGCTTCCACAGCGTCGTCCGACCCACTGAGACTTTCGGAGCCTGAGCCTTCGTCGGTGCCCCCGTCAGCTCCGGCAACGGAGGCACCGCCACTGCTGCTGCCACCGCCGAAGCCGGATGGCATCACGCTCGCGTCCTCGCCCTTCGGGTGCGCCGGCACTCCAGGCAACAGCGACGACACGTAGTCGATGCGGTGCCCGAGGCGCATGAGCCCGGTGGTCGTCGGCAGCCGGCCGTTGTCCTCGCGCGTCTGCGGCGGGAACACGCCGGCCGGGCCGATCTCCATCGGCAAGTCGCTGGTCGGCACCGTGAGGCAGTTGGCGCGCTGCGCGGCCACGTCCTTCTGTGCCTGCCGGATCGCAGCGATCGCCGTGTCGGACGTGCCGGGGTAGCCGGTCTCCGACGTCAGCTCGGCGATCATCATGGGCAGCTGCGTCTCTCCTTCGAGCCGGTGCGACAGCAGGCCGTTGAGCCAGTCCAGCACGCGCTGGAGCGCCGCTTGGTAGGTGGCGTACTGCGGGAGATCGTCCTCGGCGCAGATGACGTAGGCGTGCACGGATCGCGGCACGCGGCGCAGCTGCTCGAAGCACTTCTGGATCGCGAGGTTCACCACCCGTTCGGCGTCCGTGCGCAGAGGGTAGGGACCCTGGGTGAACTCGAACGCCCGCACCTGCACCGTCAGCGCGGTGTTGTTCGGCACGCTCGCGGTGAGCGCCGGGGTGATGCTGATCGTCGCCGGGCCGCCGAGCGCCGACGTCACGGTGTAGACCGTGCCATGGTTCGCGAACAC